CTCGGGCAGGGCCCTAGGGCCCTGCCCTCGGGCAGGGCCCTGACACTAATCGCCCAGGGCAGGGCCCTGCCCTGGCGCTATGCGTTTTCGCATGCGTCGCATGTGTAAATAGTCATTTACATATCGGCAGGGCCCTGCTATATTCTTTGCATGGTCGCAGGGCCAAGGCCGCAACGCCGCGGCGAAACGCGAAACCGAGTCGCGGGCAGCGGGGGCGCCTGGTATTAGTTAGTTTCTCGCACTTTATGTTGTCAGATTGCCGTAGGTTTGCTGGCCAGTTGCCGGATGGCATTGGCCCGATCCCAAATGTGAACTGCCTCACATCGAAAACCGGATTTTCAAAATTTTCCCCAGGCACTTTTAATCTCCGTCAAGCTGACGTACGTTGCCCCATGCCCCAGGAACAGGACTACGCCCTCGTCGGCGACATCATCACCGGCACCATGTCGCTGCATCAGGCCCAATGCCCGACCGCGCGGAAGGCCGCCGCGGAAGGCTACCCGGTTATGACCATGATCGGGTGCGCCAGCGCACCCCCAGGCACTTACGACTGCCCGCAGAACTGCCTCGGCACCAAGCCGTGAGGCTCTCCAAGAAGGGCGGATTGAGTTGGTCGTCGTCGAGCCGGGTCGTCATCACCGACGAATATCCGATGGCCAACACCGAATTCCAGCAAATCTGCAAGCACCTCGCCATCAACGACCCCGTCACCGCGGCGCAGCTGTTCGGGCTCAGCTGGCGCACCTGCCAACGCTATTGGTATGGCGAGCTTGTCATCCCCGGCCCGCTGGCGCGGCTGCTTCGGGTGATCGTCCACAGCGGTATCAGCGTGGCGAAACTGCGAGCATTTTCAGCACCGATTGTCCCACGGGACAACTCGACGAAAGAGCCCGACCAAACTATGGTCCCGTCAACCCGACGGAGGAACCATGGCCAGGAACGATTGGGCGGCACTCCTCACCGAACCCGCCGCGGAATACCTAGCTCAGACTGAGCTGCAACGCTTCGGCATCACGCCATACCTGCCGCAACAGCGCCGGCGCTTCCAGGCCAAGACCGGCAAGTTCATGATGCGGCAGTACCCACTGTTCCCGCGCTACCTGCTGATCTCGATCGGCGACATCAACCACAACTCGATACGATTGTGTCGAGGCATCAACAAGCTACGACCGATCCTGGCGGACGACGACGGCCGCCCCTGGCGCGCGCCCGAGCGCGTCATTCACGCCATCCGCACTGCCGAGAGCCGCGGCGATTTCGACGAGATCCTGCACAAAGGCGACCCGGTGACGCTCCACTGCGGGGTGCTGGCGACCATCCGCGCCGTCATCTCGACCGACGTATGTACCGGCACCCTGGAGCTGCTGACGCCGCTTTTCGGTGGCTCCAGGGTCCGCGTCGACCCCGGCCGGATCGGTCCTAGATTGACAGCCTGACACAACGCCTTGTAGGTTGCCCGACAATTCGCGCCAGATCAGGTTTCGAGTCGACCGGGTGTCCTCGAAGATCGAACCGCGAGGGCGCAACAGGGTGGACGTTCTCCAGCCCGAGTCGGAAGCATGCGACCGCAAATCAAGTTCAAAACAGTCCCGACCTCCAAGCTGACACCTGAACAGATCGCCGAGCGCCAGCGCATGCGCGCGGAGAAGAAGTACGCCGGCAAGAAGGCGCTCCGCGCCAAGAAGCTGGCCGCTACCGAACTCGCGTACGGCCTGACGCCCGAGAAGGTCAACGCGGCGCTGCTGAAATCGAAGGGCCTGCTGACCCAGGCCGCCAAGGTGCTCAAGATCCCGCGCACCACTCTGATGCGCTACATCGAGAAGAACGAGGTTTGCCTGGAGACCCTGGGGCAAGCGCGCGACGAGATGGGCGACGTCGCGGAGAGCCGTCTGTTCAGACAGATAGAGGCCGGCGATGTGCGCTGTCTACTGTACTACCTCTCGACGGTTCACCGACACCGCGGCTACGGCCTCAACGCCGGCGACAGTCCCGCCGACCCCTCCAGCCGAGGCCCCGTCTACGTCGACACCATCAACATCGTCGGCATCGAGTCCGGCACCTTCCTGCCCCGAGAAGTCGCCCTGAAGGACAACATGGTGATCGAGCACCAGTCCGACGGTGATTAACCCTTTCAAGTTCCGACCCGGCGACCCCGGCTCGGATCCAGACCACGACGGCGAGATAACCGATTGGGAAGATAACGGATTATCGAATGCATTTGCCTGGGCGTCGTCGACCTTCCTTCCGAAGTGGTGCCAACATGATGGTCACTGGACCTCTCGTCTCACCACCTACCTGTGGACCAGTTGCCCATGTTGCGCCTTTTTTCGTGGTTGGTTCATTGGCACCGCCCTTAGTGTGCCCATATGGCTCCTGATCTGCACAGCCCTGTACGTGGCCTTCGCAAAATAGGCCCGACCGCGGCGCCGATCGGCCGCAAGGCCGCCGCCGAGGCCAAGCTCGGCAAGAAGTTTCTGGAGACGCTGTTCGTCGAGAACATCCGCCACAAGGCGCTGCACGGCGGACGCGGCAGCGCCAAAAGCTGGTCGGTCTCGACCTACCTGCCGATCCAGGCGTCGAAGAAGAAGCTGCGCATCGTCTGCGCCCGGCAATTTCAGAACTCGATACGGGACTCGTCTAAAGAGCTGATCGAAAAGAGGATCCGCGCCCTTGGTCTCGCTCCTCAATTCACCATCACCGACCGCTACATCGTCCATGACGGCACTCAAAGCCAGTTCATCTTCGTTGGCCTTGAACGCAACGTGGAATCGATTCGATCGCTTGAAGGCGCGGACATCGTCTGGATCGAGGAAGCCAGAACAATATCTCGACGTTCTATGGAAATCCTACTTCCTACGGTACGCGCCCCCGGATCACAGCTGATCTGGACCTGGAATCCGGTCAACCCGACTGACCCGGTCGACGAATACTTCCGCAAAGGCAAGCCGCCGCCGCGAAGCATCGTCACCGAAGTCAGCTACCGCGACAACCCGTACTTCGAAGCCACCGAGATGCCGGGCGAGATGGAGGTGCTGAAGCAAGGCAACTTCGCGCGCTACGAGCATGTGTGGGAAGGCAAGTACGACGTATCTTACGAGACCAAGGTCTTTACCAACGTCCACATCGGACGACCCGACGTCCCGGCGAACACGCCGCCTTACTACGGCATGGACTTCGGCTTCGGCAACGATCCGTCTTTCGTCGTCAAAGTCTATTTCCTCTACGAACAGAAGATCATCTACATCGCCGCCGAAGCGTCTGGCCGCGTCACCATGGATCAGCTGCCCCAGCTGGTTCGCTCGGTCACTCGCGAGGACGGCGACCTGGTCAAGTGCGATAGCTCGCAGCCAGGCACCATCGAGTTCTTGCAGAGCCGCGGCATCAACGCGGTGTCAGCAAAGAAAGGCCCAGGGTCGGTCAAGACCGGCATTATGTGGCTCCAGGGCTTCAAGATTCTGATCGACCCCAACTGCGAAAAGATGCAGGAAGAAGCGCATCTCTATTCGTGGATGACCGACAAGCTGACTGGCCAAACTCTGAGTACCCCCGTCGATGCCTATAACCACGGCTGGGACGCCACCAGGTACGCGACAGAAGATGCCGCCCAAGAGTATGCCCTGGAAGGCGATGATGATGGTGGTGTTCTCAGTTTGAAGCTGTGGTGATTGATGCGACAACTCTACAAAGATAAAACGCTTGGCCTGACCGCAGAAATTCTGCGGATGCTATTGCTGTACGATCCTGCCACCGGAATCTTCTATTGGCGCAGTGGTGGTCCAGGCCGCCGGCCGGACCGGATTGCAGGCCAGAAGACGCCGAAGGGGGTTCGCATTACACTACCCGGCTATGATAATTTCGGCTTTCTGGCGCACCGTCTGGCGTGGCTGTACATGACTGGCGAATGGCCGAAGGTGCAGGTAGATCACAAGAACCGCAAGCCGTGCGAAAACTGGTGGGAAAATCTACGTGAAGCCACCAACAGCCAGAACCAGGCCAATCGTGGTATGCGACCGCACAACAAATCAGGCGTCACCGGCGTGCTGAAAGGCAAGCAAGGTTGGTACGCTGAGTGCAGCATCGGCGGTGTTCGCGTGCTGCAACAGTGGTTCAAGACTAAGAAAGCCGCCGTCGCTGCCCGTCAGGCAGCGGTTGAAAAGCATCACGCCGAGTTTGGCGTAAAACAGTAGGAGTGCAACCGTGGGATGTGGCTGTGGTGGACGAGGATCGTATTCAAGACCGACAGGTGCCTCACAGCGCACCAGTCAGCACCAGCCGACAACGCGCGCCGCTTCGCCCCAGCGTCACGCACCGTCTGAACAGCCGCGCGTGGTACAGGCTGCCGCGCTGACGCAGCGCCGCGCCACCAGTGCCGCCGTTCCGGTTCGTAGACAGGTCTGATCATGTCCTTCCTGGACATATTCCGAAAAGCCAAGCCGGAGCGCGAGGCTGCGGATGAAC